GGCTCGGCCATGTCCGCTGAGGATGCTGCCAACAGTACATTCAAGAACGGCATGATGCCGACCGTGGCGTTCAAGATCGAGCACTTCATCAAGCCAGATCAGCGCGAGGAGTTTAAGGAGTACATCCGGACGGTGACTGGTGCCTTGAATGCGGGGCGTCCTCCAGTCTTGGAACAGGGCATGTCGGCCGAGAAGATCGGCATCAACCCGGTTGACGCTCAATTGCTCGAATCGCGCGGCTGGTCGGTGGAGGAAATCTGCCGGTGGTTTGGCACTCCGCCCTGGATGATCGGCCATACCGACAAGGGTAGCAATTGGGGCACGGGCCTTGAGCAGCAAATGATTTCGTTCCTGGTATTCGTCATCTCGACCTACACCAACCAGATTCAGCAAAGTGTCAACGCCAAGCTGCTGAAGGCGGCGGAGCGGCAAACGTTGTACTCCGAATACGCGCTGGAGGGGTTCCTTCGAGCGGACAGCAAATCCCGCGCGGAACTGTACTCGACTATGCTGCAAAACGGTGTTTACACCCGAGACGATGTACGCACCAAGGAAAATCTGCCGCGCAAGGGCGGCAACGCCGATGTCCTGACGGTGCAATCTAACATGGTGCCGCTCGACAAACTGGGCAAATCGAACGAAGCGGGGGCAGTACGCGCTGCCCTCGTCAACTGGCTGAAAGAAGCCGAAACCAAGGAGTAACCCATGCATGTCAGAAACCTTCCGGCCGCGCCGGAGGGCCGCCCGTGCGCGGCCGTCAGCAGCGCGATTCTGCCGCGCGCGCTGGACCGATGGAACTCCGGCATCCGCGCGGCCGCCGACGAGGACCGCTCGATCAGCGTGTTCGACGTGATCGGATACGACTACTGGACTGGAGATGGCGTCACGGCAAAACGCGTTGCCGCCGCACTCCGAAACATGGGGCCAGGGCCGGTGACGGTCAACATCAACAGTCCTGGTGGCGACATGTTTGAAGGACTGGCGATCTACAACCTGCTGCGCGAGCACGACGGCGAGGTGACGGTCAAGGTTCTTGGGCTTGCGGCTTCGGCTGCATCGATCATCGCCATGGCGGGCGACACGATCCAGATTGCCCGCGCTGGCTTCCTGATGATCCACAACTGCTGGGTGCTGGCGGTTGGCAATCGTCATGACCTACGCTCTGTTGCCGAAAAGCTCGAACCGTTTGACGCTGCGATGGCCGATATCTACGTAGCCCGCACCGGCAAGGAACTGGCCGACATTCAAAAGCAGATGGACGGCGAAACCTGGATCGGCGGCAGTTCCGCTGTCGAGCAGGGCTTTGCGGACGAACTCCTGCCTTCCGATCAGGTGAAGCAGGGCGAAAAGAAAAGCGCTTCGGCCGTGCGCCGCCTGGAGGCCGCATTGCGGCAGACGGGCATGCCCAAGTCCGAAGCCATGAAGCTGATATCCGAATTCAAGTCCAGCGCGGGCGATCCCGCTGGCAGCGCCGAGGGCGATCCCGGCGAACGCGGTGCAGGTGATCCGCCTGTCATTGATCTTTCTGCCGCTCTCAAGACGGCATCGGCAATTCGCATGAAGGAGGCTGCATGAAGGCCCATTCCCTCGCGCTTCACGAAGCCTTGCTTCGCGCCGCCCAAGCCGCCATAGCGGCCTGGAAGCGCTGGCTGGAAGCGCAGAAAGACCAGTAGTACCCCAATCCCGAATTCAGCCGGGCACGCTGACAGAACACGCCTGATGGCCCCTTCTGTCGCTCCGCCTCCCCGGATCAATCAATCCGATGGAGGCTCATATGAGCGAAGTACAGAAGCAGGTCGAAGACCTGAACGCCAATATCAAGCGTATTGGCGACGAAATCAAACCCCTGGCCGAGCAGGCCATCAAGGAAGCCAAAAACGCGGGTGAGGTGAATGCCGAAACCCGCGCCAAGGTGGACGAGCTTCTGCTCAAGCACGGCGAAGCACAGGCCCGCATCGCCGAACTGGAAAAGGAGGTCTGCGCTCGCCGCGAACCGAACGATCCGGAACGGCCCAAGACCGCCGGTCAACTGGTGGCTGCCGGTCTGGCCGAACAGAACGTCAACTCGTCCTCGCGCGGCGCATATCGGGTTGCCGTACCTCAGGCTGCCATCACGTCTGTGACGGGCTCCGGTGGCGACCTGGTGCAGCCTGACCGCCGCCCTGGGATCGTGGCGCCGCCCAACCGTCGCCTTACCATCCGTGATCTGGTGGCGCCTGGTACGACCGAGAGCAATAACATCGAGTATGTCAAGGAAACGGGCTTCACGAACAACGCTGCCATGGTGTCGGAAGGCGGTGCGAAGCCGTACTCGGAACTGACCTTTGGCCTGGCTAACGCCCCGGTGCGCACCATTGCTCACCTGTTCAAGGGCAGCCGGCAGATTCTGGATGACGCATCCGGCTTGGCGAGCTATATCGACGCTCGCGCCACCTACGGACTCGATCTGCGCGAAGAAGCCCAGCTCCTGTACGGCAACGGCACTGGCGCCAACCTGAACGGCATCATCCCTCAAGCAGAGGCGTTCGTTCCGGCCTTCAATCCGGAGAAGGTCCAAGGCATCGACCGCATCCGGCTGGCGATCCTTCAGGCGTTTCTGGCCGAGTACCCGGCGACCGGCGTCGTCCTGCACCCGACCGACTGGGCGCAGATCGAGCTGATCAAAGACGAGAACGGCAACTACATCATCGCGCGGCCCCAGGACGGCACCCCCGCCCGACTGTGGAACCTGCCGGTGGTGGAAACCCAGGCCATCGTCCAGGGCGATTTTCTGGTCGGCGCGTTCCGCCTGGCATCGCAGATCTTCGACCGCATGGAAACCGAAATCCTGGTTTCCACCGAGAACGACAAGGACTTCGAGAACAACATGGTGACCATCCGCGCCGAGCGCCGGCTGGCCTTCGCTGTATATCGGCCCGAAGCCTTCGTGACCGGCGATCTGTCGGCGTCGAGCTGATGGGGTAACGCGGGCGGCTTCGGCCGCCCGCATCTTCTGAGAGGAAACCATGGTGGATCAAGTGGAGGCGTTGCCTCTGAAGTCTTTCGAGTATGGCGGCACGGTCCGGGCACCCCGTAAGGGGGTATTCCTGATCGACCGGCTCACGGCCCAGCAACTCGAGGCGATGGGCATGCTCAAGATCGTTGCCCAGACACCCGACCCTTCGCCGGCCGCTGGGGAACAACGGTCTGCATCGCCAGCGGCCCAAGCCTCACCGCAGCCGATGTCGAGCGAGTCCGAAGGTGGCGCGAAGCGGGGGCGCCCGAAGAAGCAAGACGTGTCGTCGTAACCAACACCACGTTTCGGATTGCGCCGTGGGCGGATGCGCTGTTTGCGATGGATGCGGCTTGGTGGCGCATCCATATCGACGAGGTCAAGGCGGCTTTTGCAGGACAACTGCTGACTTCGGCGGCGCACTGCTTCGGGGCAACGAGGATTGGGACGGACGAGTTTCCGAATAGCGGCGCTGGCGCCATAGCGTCGGCGGTGAGGTTCGGGGCAAAGCGAATCATCCTGCTTGGGTACGACTGCCAGCACACCAATGGCAAGACTCACTGGCATGGGAAGCACCCGGCTGGCCTTGGTGATGCAGGAACGGTCGAGCGCTGGCCGGGCCATTTCAAGGCGCTGGCAAAGCGGCTGGATGGCGTCAAGGTGGTGAATTGCAGCCGGGAAACCGCGCTGACGTGTTTCCCGCGCGCCGATCTGGGCAAGACACTGGACGAGGCGCGCAAGCGGGTAGTGGTGCGCGGCATGCGCGGCCTGGGGGACTGCATCTACCAGCGGGCGTTCATCCGTCGCCTGGACGCTGACGTGTACCTGGACACGCCGTGGCCAGAGCTGTTCGCCGACCTGCGCAATGTTCAGTGCGTCAAGCCGGAGACACGGCTACGGACCCAGCGCAAGAATGCGCGATCCAGCGCATACCAATGGGCAGCAGAACCGAGGGATGCTCCGGTGCTTTGCGTCGGATACGGCCATAGGGAGCTTCGCGTCGGGTCAATTCCGAGCGCGATGGCTCGGCAGTTTGGCGTGTCCGACCCGGTGTTCGATCTGCCGGACTTCGGCCCATCGCCGATTCGGAGTCGAAAGCCGGTTGCAATCGTGCGTCCTGTGACGGCTAGGAAGGAATGGCTCAACACTGCCAGGAATCCGAAGCCTGAGTATGTGGCGAAAGCCGCTGCCGAGTTACGCGAGCGAGGCTATTACGTGGTGTCGCTGGCCGACCTGGAAGCCGGCGAGGAATGGATCGTCGGAAACCCACCGCCGGCTGATCTGGTGTGGCACAGGGGCGAGTTGAACGTGGCTCAGATGCTGGCGGCGGTACAGCAGGCAGCCGTGGTCGTGGGCGGTGTTGGCTGGATCGTCCCGGCCTGCATCAGCGCGAAGGTGCCGCTGTACTGCATCCTTGGGGGCAATCTTGGGCACAACGCGCCGGAGAAGATCACAGACAGCCGGATGATGGGCCTGTCGCGCGTAGGCTGGGCGTGGCCCGACAGGCCGTGTCGTTGCACCGACATGCAGCACGACTGCAAGAAGGAAATCAGCGGGTTCGAGGAGAAATTCTCGCGCTGGCTGGATGAGATGGGGCTTTAGGGGCAATAGGTTCAGACAGCAGGGCGACCCACTGGGTCGCCCTTTTTATTGGGCGAACGGAATTGACGAAAGACGAGCATTTCAACGCAGCACTGGAAAACGAACTGGTGTGGATTCCAGCGCTCGGCATGGGTTACTACAACGTCCGCGAATCGGACATGCCCTATGACGCAAGCTACTTCGCCCGCTACCAGCGTCAGGCCGAAACCCCGATGGGCAGGGCGCTGACGAAGGCCAGGGTTGACCTGGTTGCGCGGCACTATTGCGGACCGGTGCTGGACGTTGGCATCGGCGCGGGTCAATTCGTGGTCGAGCGCGACGAACCTACCTATGGCTACGACGTAAACCCGGTTGCCGTCGAATGGCTGCAAGAGCGTGGACTGTACCAAGACATGTACATCGAGTCGTTCCGGGCGCTGACGTTCTGGGATTCGCTCGAACACATCCCCGACGCTGCTGCCGCCGTTGCGCGTGCCGGTGAATGGGTTTTCACAAGCCTGCCGATTTACGAAGGGCCGGAGCACGTCCTTCGCAGCAAGCATTTCCGGCGCGATGAACATTGTTGGTATCACACGAGTTCCGGCCTGATCCGCTGGTTCGAGCGCCAGGGCTTTGAGTGCGTCGAGCACAACACTACCGAAACCGATTTGGGCCGCGAAGGCATCGGTTCCTACGCATTCCGGAGGTTTGGGTGAGCATCGTTGATCTTGCACTGGTCAAGAGTCATCTCCGCGTCGATGACGATGCGGGCGAAAATGCCTTGATCGCGGCCTATGTGGATGCGGCGGAAGGAGCCGCTTCCGACTACCTGAACCGCAACGTGTACGGGACTCAGGAAGATGTGGACTCGGCCATCGAGCGGGCGGAAGACAGGCCGATGCTCGCCAATCCCGCCTTCACGGCGGCCGTGCTGTTCATCGTGGCGGACATGTACGCCAACCGCGAGGCCGGAGCGAATGTGCAGCCGCAACTGTCGGACCGCGCCATTCGCCTGTTGACGCCTTACCGCGTGGGTTGGGGGGTCTGATGGAGGCCGGCAACCTGAACCGCAAGATCACCATCCAGCGGCGTAGCCAAGGCCAGGATGATGCAGGTCAGCCCATCGACTCCTGGGAGGACTTCGCCAAGCCCTGGGCCTGGGTCAAGACGCAAAGCGGCGTCAGCGCATCAAAGTCTATGACAGACGCCCAAGATGGCGTGGCGCGGTCGATAGTGGCCTACAGCTTCCGTATTCGCTACCGGCCATCGGTGACCGACGACATGCGCGTGGTCTACGGCGGCATGACCTTTGCCATCAAGCAGGTTCGCCACGATCTGGCCGGCCACGACTGGACTGACCTCGTATGCGAAGAAGGCGGCTCCCATGGTTGAAAGCAAGATCAGCTTCGACTTCGGGGACGTGTACAAGCGCCTGGACGGGCTTGCCGGGGCAGCCAAACAGCACTTGCCGCGCTCAATGCTTGTCGCGGCTGGAACCGTGATCCGGGACGAGGCGAGGGTGCGCGCTCCGGTGTTCGATGGATCGACGGCGCTGAGGGGTGGATCGAACGTTACGAATCCGCCTCAGCCCGGACTGCTTCAGGAAGCGATCTATTTGGCCTATAGCGACAAGCGGTCTTTGCCGGAGGTTGGGAGGCACACGTACTCGGTTTCCTGGAACGCAAAGAAAGCGCCGCACGGACACCTTCTGGAATTCGGGCACTGGCGCTTCAATGCGATCCAGGGTGGTTACCCGAAGAAGGCGAAGTTGCCGGAGCCGAAGTGGGTTCCGGCGTATCCATTTCTCCGTCCGGCCTACGACGCCGCGATCAGCATTGCGATGCAGGCGGCCATGGACCGGGGGCGCGAACGCACCAGCGAACTGCTGGCGAACCCGAAGATTTTGGAGCAATACGCAAATGGAAGCGGCGCTGTTCAGTCTGCTGAAGATACTGGTTGATGGTCGCTGCTACCCGGACGCGACGCCGGACGCCCCGTTGTTTCCGCTGATCGTATACCAGACGGTCGGTGGCTCGGCCTACGACTATTTGGAGCGCAAGCTGCCCGATTGCGAGCACTATCGGGTGCAGATTGCGTGCTGGGCGAGGAGCCGGGCCGAAGCAAGCGAACTGGCCTTGCAGGTCCGCCAGCGAATCATTGAGCAGGGCACAGCCTTCGCCGCCGCCGAAACGATCGGGCAATCGATTGGAACCTACGACGACGCCATGAAACTGTACGGAAGTCGGCAGGACTTTGGGCTCTGGCTCAGGGTCCGCTAGAAGCAAGCGCCAACAACCCAACACTCATACCCTGACCCGGCCTCGTGCCGGGTTTTTCAATTCTGCCGCCTTTTTCGGGCGGCTTTTTCTTTATGGAGGCCGCAAATGGCGTCTTACTTCCCCAATGGCACGATCTTCTCAGTATCCGCGTCGCTTGCTCCGGCCGGCGAGATCTCCAACATCACCAATGCTAATCCGGCGGTGGCAACGGCTGACTCCTCGGGGTTCACGGCGACGACCGACGACATTGTGGTGTTGCAGACGAACTGGGCTGATGCCAATGATCGGGTCTTCCGGCTCTCCGCTGCCAGTGGTTCGAGCGCGACCTTGGAAGGTCTTGATACGACCGACACGACGCGCTTCCAGCCAGGCGCTGGAGAGGGCTCGATCCTTGTGGTTGACCAGTGGGTTCAACTGTCCCAGGTGCGCGAGGTTTCCAAGACAGGCGGCGATCAGAACTTCTTCCAGTGGCAATACCTGGAAGACAGGTCCAGCCAGCAGAAGCAGCGCCCGACCTTCAAGTCGGCCAAGTCGATGACGGTGACGCTGGACTATGACCCGGCCCGTGCCTGGTATATGGCCCTGGACCATCTGGACCAGATTGGCGATGCCGTGGTGCTGCGCGCTGCGCTGCCCAACGGTGCCCTGATCTTCTACTACGTCTACCCGTCCTTTGACGCTGATCCGTCGCTGACGATGAACGAGAACATGACCAACACAGCGACGTTCTCGCAAATCAGTCGCTTCACCCGGTACGAGGTGTAAGTATGGCGATCAAGAAAGGCAACGCGCCCAAGACCTTCCCCGCCAAGCTGGAAATCGTGGGCGGCGGCGAGTCCAACACCCTGAACGTCACGTTCCACAACCGCAAGGCAAGCGAGATGCAGGCCCGGTACGACGAGCTGAAAGGCTCGACCGCACCGTTCCTGCCTCAGATGGTGCTTTACGTGGTGAAGGAGTGGGATGCCGACTACTCGCTGTCCGTGGAGGGCCTTGTCGAGATGGAAGATGAACGCTCAGGCATCCTGGACGCGATCCTCAAGGGGTTTCACGAGACTCGCCGGGTGAAACTGGAGGGAAACTGATCGAGGCGGTGAAGGCCCTCTACGACAAGCCGCCGAGCGCCGCAGAGCTTGCGGAGTTCGGCGTGCGTTCCGAGGACTTCCCGCCAGTCATATGCACCGTGTGGGACGAGAACTGGCCGGCCTTCGAGATGTATCTTCGATACCGGACGCAGTGGATACAGGGGCCTGGCGGGCCTACTGGCTTGAACTACACCGTCTTGTTTGCCGATTTGGATCGGCGAAGTGTCGAAGGAGAGGAGCGCGAGTCACTGCTGGACGGCATCCGCGTGATCGAGGATGCGGTGCTGACGCAGGTCTACAAGGACAGGTAGCCCACGCCCTTGCCGCACTGGTATCATCTCGTCACCTTTAGGGAGGCGAGATGAGAAAGGCATTGGCGAGGCTTGTTATTGGATTGATTGCTGCTTCAAAGCAATTGGGAGGCGGCTCAACTCGGTTTCTGCTTGCATTGATAATCGGGCTTGTTGGCAATAGCGCCGCTTTTGCAAAAACGCTTGATGCGGATGACGTCACGATCTCGATGTGCAGAACCGTGTCTGTGGCTGCATCCCAGTTTATGGATATGCGCCAGCACGGAGCTACATTTTCAGAGATTTCTGACGGCGTAGAGTTTGAGCCAGCGCTGAGAATCGTTAAAAGAGTATTCTCGGTTCCGGTTGAGGAAACGAACCCAAGAAAATTCAAGGCATCAGTTGAGTTCGGTGTGAATATAGCCTTCGAGTGCTTGGAGTATCCATCAAGGTTTTCTGAATAAGCATCGGGAAAGTCTGGCATTGTTTAGCCCTCTGATGGTGCCTGTTTTTGTTCTTGATTGACCCGCTTCGGCGGGTTTTATTTTATCTGGCCCCGGCAATTGACCGGGGCCTTTTCATGGGCGGAAGGAAATGGCAGAGGTTGTCGGCGTAGCGCGAATCGACTTGACCGGAGATGCGAGCGGCGTAGAAGCAGCGGTCGCGCGCGCCAAGAAAAGCATCGACTCCATGTCGAGGGAGGCCCAGGCCCACTATTCGAAGCTTTCCGCAGCGGAGAAGCGCCGTGTCGATGCGCTGATCCGTCAAGTCGATACTCTTGGTATGACACGCACCGAGCAGGTGGCCTACAACGCCGCCTTGCGCGCGGAAGGCCCTGTGCTGGATGCCTTGCTCGGCAAGATTCGCGCACATGAGACAGCGGAGCGTGCGCGGCTGGATGCCATGAAGGCCGGAACGCTGTCCGCCAAGGAGATGGAATGGGCGATGCGCGGCGTCCCAGCGCAGATCACCGACATCGTGACCAGCCTGCAAGGCGGGCAGAAACCGCTGACCGTACTTATCCAACAGGGCGGTCAATTGAAGGATATGTTCGGCGGCATCCGGCCGGCGGCCCAGGCGCTGGCTTCGACGTTCGCGAGCATGGTGACGCCCATATCGGCAACCGCGGCAGTTGCAGCGGCACTCGGGGCGGCGTGGTACTCCGGCTCGTCGGAGATGGACGAGCTGAACAAGCATCTGATCGTCACCGGCAATGCTGTTGGACTGACCTCTGACAGCCTGTCCGACATGGCCGCCCGCCTGGATGGCCTTTCCGGGGTGACGCGGGGGAAGGCGGTCGATGCGATCACCGAAATCGCGAAGTCGGGCAAGATCGCCAGCACGCAGTTTGAGATGGTGGCCGATGTTGCCCTGCGGTCGAATGCGATTCTCGGGCGGGAAATTAGCGACGTGGTGGACGAGTTTGCCAAGCTGGCCGACGAACCCACCAAGGCGGCGGTCGAACTCAACAACACCTACAACTTCCTGACCCGCGCGACCTACGAGCAAATCAGGGCACTGGAAGAGCAGGGCAGGACGCAAGACGCGGCCCGGCTTGCGCAGGAGACGTATGCTCGTGTGACGAAGGAGCGCCTGTCCGAAGTGGAGGGGAAGCTCGGATACCTGGAGCGCGGCTGGAATGCTGTCCGGGTGGCGGCCGAGAAAGCGTGGGACTTGATGAAGGGCATTGGTCGAGAGGACACGCTTGCCGACAAGGTCCGAGCCGCCGAGCGTGAGGTTCGCGCCATCCAGGACAATCTGCGTATTGCCGCCGAGCAGGGGGCGACGCCGAGTGCGAATGAATACGCCGCGCTGTCTCGCGCGCAGGCGCTTGCACAGTCCCTGCGAGACCAGTTGCAGGCGGAGCAGGAGACCGCTAAACAGGAGGGGCAACGCGCTGATGCCATCAAACGCGAGCAAGCGGCGCGGGAGGAGTTCGACAAGATCGTTGAGCGCAACCTCTCCAAGCAAGCCGAAATGGAGAAGGAGATTGCCCGGATTCGCCAAGTCGGTCTGGCAGCAGGAAAGGCAGAATCCGAGATCGAGGCGCAGATTGCCGCATACCGCGAGAGGAACAAGGGGCGCGAGGGTGGATCTGGTAGTCGGGTTGATGCCGGCATTCGCATGCTGGAATCCCTGCGCCAGCAAGAGGCAGCACTTCGGGCGCAGTTGGACAGCACGGACAAGCTCACGTCGGCACAGGCGGATCTGGCGAAGTTCGAGCAGCGAATCGCCGACATCAAGGCCAAGCAAACCCCGACGGCGGAAGAAAAGTCAGTCCTCGCCCTGGAAAGCAAGCTGCGCTCGCAGTACCAGTTGAATGCCGCCCTTGAGCGCGAAGCCGAAATCAAGAAGGCGCAGTTGGCCTTCGATGAGCGTGCAGCTCAAATTAGCGCTCAGATGTTCGAGGCGCGAGCTTCGGCCAATGATCAGTACCAGCGCGTACTCGACACGCTTGGATTGGGCGACAAGGCGACAGAGCGCGCGGAATCTATGCGCTCGATCTATCGGGAGTTTGCGAGATATCAGGCATCCTTGGCCAAGGGCGCTGAGAGCGGACTGATCGACAGTGCCCGGTACGCGGAGGAAACGGCGAAGATCAGGGCCGAACTTGAGCGGCGCATCCTGATGCAGAACAACTACTACCAGACGCTGGATGAGTTGCATGAAAGCTGGTTGCTGGGGGCATCACACGGCCTTTCCAACTACTCGGATGACGCGCGCAACGTCTTCCAGTCTGTATCCAATCTGGCAACGCAGTCTTTCCAGGGCATGGAGAATGCCATTGTGGAATTTGCCCGTACCGGGAAGCTGTCGTCCAGCGATCTAGCGGACAGCATCATCCGCGACATGATCAGGATCGCCGCACAGCAATACATTACAGGGCCGCTGGCTTCTTTGTTCGGAGGGCTGCTTGGCGGAGCCAGCAGCGGATCAGTGTCCGGGTCAAGTCTTCCTGGCATTGGCGGTACGGGTGGGGGCCTGCTGAACAACATTCAGTTCGACGCTGGCGGCTATACCGGCAATGGGGGCAAGTACGAACCTGCTGGCATTGTCCATCGAGGCGAAGGCGTGCTGAACCAGGAAGAGATCCGCGCGTTGGGCGGCGAAGCTGGGTTCAACGCACTTCGCCGTGCAATTCGAGGCCCAGGTCATGCGTCTGGCGGTATCGCCGGGCGTCCTGGCGCTATGGCGGGCCTGGTCGCTCAAGGCAGTGCGGCTGGCGTGAACGTCACGGTCAATGTCTCCAATGGAGGGAAAACCGAAACCAGTGCGCCTGCTGGGTGGCAGAATTTCGCTGAGGAGATTGGCCGATTTGTGGACGCGAGGATTCGGGAGCGAGAGGCGCAGTCTTACCGTCAAGGTGGGACGGCGTGGCAGGCCAAATACGGGATGCTCTGATGGCACACAAGACCTTTTCTTGGAAGCCCCTTGTCGAGCCTACCGGCGAGGACTCCGCACGGATTCTGACGGCACAGTTTGGCGACGGCTACAAGCAAGTTGTCGGCGATGGGATCAACAACATCACACAGTCCTGGCAATTGCAGTTCGCCGGGGCGCAGTGGGATGTTCAGCCGGTCATTGAGTTCATACGCGAACATCAGGGCTTTAAGCCGTTCAAATGGACCCCGCCACTTGGCGAGGAAGGGCTGTACGAAGCTACTGGGTTGCGCATCAACCCAAAGGGAAACAAAACCTACTCGCTGAGCGTCACTTTTACCCAGAGGTTCGAGCCGTGATCCTAGAAGACGTGCAGAAGCTAACCCCCGGCAACTTGGTGACGCTCTACGAGATCGACTGCACTGGCATCGGCGGAACGGTGGAGCGTTACCACAACCATAACGTTGGTCCCATCGTATGGCAGGGGAACACGTACTTGCCTTGGGCGATCACGGCGACGAATTTCGAGCGTTCGGGCGATGGCCAGCAGCCGATGCCGGAGATCACGGTGGGAAACATTGGACAGGATGGTGAAGGCAACCCGATTGAGGGCGTCGTGACGGCGTTGTGCTTGGCGATGGACGATCTGGTGGGCGCTCGATTAATCAGGCACCGCACGTTTGCCAAATACTTGGATGCGGTGAACTTCGAGGGCGGCAACCCTAACGCCGATCCGAACGAGCATCTGCCGGACGAGATTTGGATCATCACGCAGAAGAAGACCGATGTGCCGGAATCGGTGACATTCGTGCTCGGGTCGCCGCTGCAATTTGAGGGAGTCCAGCTTCCGCGCCGGCAGATCATTGCTGGTAAATGCGGGTGGCTGACTATAGCTGGGCCAGAGGGGCAGTACCGAGGCGCGTACTGCGGTTATACAGGGTCAGCGATGTTTACGAAAGACGGCGTGCCGACCAATGATCCCAGCCAAGACAAGTGCGGCGGCAGGCCATCGGATTGCAAGCTCAGATTCGGAGAATGGCAACCCTTGTCTTACGGCGGGTTTGCCTCTGCAGACAGGATTCGTTGATGCGCGCAGCCATTCGCAAAGAGATCGAGGCCCACGCTCTCGAACAGTATCCACGGGAGTGCTGTGGCTTTTTGCTTGCCCAGGGAAACAAGCAGGTGTACTTCCCCTGCCGAAACGTGGCAGCAGATGGGCGAGACTTCGTTATCTCCGCAGAGGATTATGCGGCAGCCGAGGAGGTGGGGCAGATGTTGGCGGTGGTGCATTCGCACATCGACAGGGATGCGAAACCCAGCGAGCCCGATCTTGTGAGCTGCGAGGCAACGGGGTTGCCTTGGCACATCGTCAGCGTTCGCCAGCATGCCGGGGAGGATGGCCCATCGATTGATGAGTGGCATTCCTTCCAGCCGTCGGGCTACCAGGCGCCGCTGGTGGGCCGGACGTTTCACCACGGCAGTCTCGACTGCTATGGGCTGATTCAGGATTTCTATGCGCGCGAACTTGGCATCGACCTGCCCGACTTCGAGCGCCCGGACTACTGGTGGCAGAAGCCGGAGTACGGCGAGATCTACTTGAATAACTTTTCCAAAGCCGGGTTCTCGGAGGTCAGCGATGGCCCGCGGTATGGCGATGTGATCCTCATGCAGTATCGCAGCGACCGCACAAACCATGGTGGCGTTTATCTCGGTGACGCCGATCTGAAATCTCAGCCCGGTTTGCATCCGGTCCCGAACGCCATGCTGCACCATGCGATGCCGCGCTTGTCGGAGAGGGTTTCGTACTTGGGGTACTGGCGGGACATCACCAGAATGATAGTGAGACACAGGAGTCTGCTTTGAGCATTTCCGCAGCCATCGCACAACCCGCTTCGGCGGGTTTTTTTATGCCCGACCGTCTCAGGACCATTCGTCTCTATGGCCGTCTTGGCGCGGCATTTGGGAGGGTTCACCGCTTCGTCTGTAACGACACCGCCGGCGCTATTCGAGCGCTATGCCAGATGGTTCCTGGATTTCAGGCGGCTCTGTATGAGAGTAAGGACAAGGGCATTGCCTACGCCTGCTTCATCGGCAAACAGAACATTGGCGAGGACATGTTGAATGCTCCTGTTGGGAACGACGATATCCGCATTGCACCAGTCATCCAGGGCTCCGGGCGAGGGGGCTTCTTCCAGGTGATTCTTGGGGCGGCGTTGATCGGCGCGGCGTTCTTGACGGGTGGCGTGACGCTGGTGGGTGGCGCGCTCCAGGCGGGGAGCCTTCTGGGCGGGATGGTATTCGGCATGGGCGTCTCAATGGTGCTGGGTGGGGTTTCGCAACTTCTGACCAAACAGCCACAGGGCTTGACTGGCGTCGATAGCCCCGACAACGGGGCATCGTACTCGTTCAATGGACCCGTGAATGTGACTGCCCAGGGCAACCCGGTGCCGCTGCTTTATGGCGAGATGACCGTCGGATCTGTGACGGTATCGGGGGACCTCTATTCCGAAGATTCACAGTAGGAGGTCGGGATGATCAGAAAAGTGTGCGGTGTTGCCGTGAACGATGTTGATGGCGCTTCTGTTCGGTCGAAGGACGTGGTTGTTCGTGGGCTATATATCGTTTGGTACAACATGATCCAGAGATGCTGTTCGTCTCTGCATAGGAACAAGTACCCAACATATGCTGATTGCGCGGTGCGCGATGAGTGGCTAAATCTTTCCGGGTTCATGCGCTGGGCCAGGCCAAGGTACCAGCCGGGCCTGGAACTTGATAAAGACATTCTCAGCGCTGGCTGCAAAATTTACTCGCCGGAAACGTGCGCCTTTGTTCCTCGCGACCTAAACAGGTTTTTGCTCGACGGGAAGCAGTCGGACCGCGGACTTCCTGTTGGGGTCAGCAGGCACAAGAAAACGGGTCGGCTGGTTGCTCAGTGCTCCAACCCATTTCTTTCGAGGCGAGAGCATATTGGTCTTTTTGATGACGCAGCGGAGGCTCATCTTGCGTGGCGATCCCGAAAGCATGAGCTTGCTTGCCAGTGGGCGGAGCTAATCGATGACGAGCGGGTAAAGGCCGCGCTGCGCACAAGATTTGCGCCAGTTGTTGAGTGTGAGGCTGCCTAGCATGAGCGTTGAGATTAAAGATCGCCGCGGCGGCCAGTGCATCATCGGCTCTGGCGGTGGCGGGAAGGGCGGCGGCGGCAGCGCGCGCACGCCTGTAGAACAGCCCGACAGCTTGCACAGCATCGCCTATGCCGCGCTGTTGGACGTGATCAGCAACGGCGAGGTATATGGCCCGGCGCACCCGTTTCAGCCGCTGCGCGATATCTATCTGGATGGAACGCCGATCCAGAACGAGGACGGGTCCCTGAATTTCAGCAACGTGCAGGTCGAAACGCGAAACGGCACGCAGGACCAGGAGTACATCCCAGGGTTCCCGGCCTCGGCAAACGTGACTTCGGTTGGTGTGGAGGTGAAAACCACGCAGCCATGGACCCAGTTGTTGACCAATCCTGACCTCTCGGCGGTGCGGGTGACATTGCAGTGGCCGCAGTTGATGCGCGCCATTGAGTCGGGGAAGAACGCAGGAGACCGTGTTGGCTACAAGGTCGAATATGCAATCGACCTGGCGGTAGGCAGCGGCTCGTTTGAGAACGTCCTTACGACGAGCGCTGACGGAAAATCTGTCAATGGCTACAGCCGCACGCACCGCATTGAGTTGCCGCCCACGGAGGACGGGTGGACGGTGCGAGTACGTCGGATCACGCCAGAGGCAAACAACACGGCCATCTCGGACACGATGATGCTGACGAACTATGCCGAAGTCATCGATGGCAAATTCAGGTATCCGATGACGGCGTTGGTCGGCATCAAGATCGATGCGTCGCAGTTCCAGAGCATCCCCGCGCGTGCGTATCGATGGCGAGGGCAGATTATCCGCGTACCGAGCAACTACGATCCTGAGACGCGGACCTATGTTGGAGTTTGGGACGGCACGTTCAAGCGCGCCTGGACCGATAATCCTGCCTGGATTTTTTATGACATCCTGACCAGCAAACTGTACGGGCTCGGGGACCGTGTGGATGCGTCGATGATCGACAGGTACGCTCTGTACCAGATCGGCGCGTATTGCGACCAGCTCGTATCCGATGGGCAGGGCGGGCAGGAACCGCGCTTTACGTGCAACTGCTACATCCAGTCCCAGGCCGATGCACTCAAGGTCATCAACGACTTGGCGAGCGTGTTTCGTGGTATGGCGTATTGGGCCAACGGACAGGTTGTCGCGGTAGCCGATGCGCCGAGCGACCCGGTGTACACCTACACCAACAGCAAGGTCATTGATGGGCGGTTCGAGTACACGGGCGCAGATATCACCACGCGCAAGACAGTGGCGTTGGTGTCCTGGAATGACCCGAGTGATTTCTACCGCTCCAAGGTGGATGTGGTGGAGGATGACGAGGGCATCCAGCGCTATGGGATTCGCAAGACCGAGGTTACGGCGTTCGGATGCGCGACCCGGGGCCAGGCACAGCGAGTTGGGCTGTATCAACTCTACACGTCCCGCCTTGAGACTGGCGGCGTGGCGTTCGCGGTTGGCTTGGAGGGCGTCATCCCCCAACCCGGCAGTATCGTCAAGGTCGCTGACAAACATCGCGCGGGCCGCGCCATCGGCGGCCTGATCCGTCAGGCGTCCACGACCACAGTTACTGTTGATCGCGATCATGCCATCCAGGTTGGCAACACGTTGACCGTGAACCTGCCAAACGGGACGACGGAATCCCGGCCTGTCGTGCTGGTATCGGACCGCGTAATAACGGTGAGTCCAGAGTTTAGCGCCGCACCTACGGCTCAGGCGTCCTGGGCGGTGGACGCCGATGACCTCGTAACGCAGCACGTCAGAGTGATTTCGGTCAAGGAGCGCGACGGCGGCATCATCTATGACATCGCCGGCGTATTCCACCACCCTGGCAAGTTCGGCGCCATCGACAACGGCGTGCGCCTGGACCCGTTGCCGGTCAGCGTCGTTCCACCGCGCGCTCAGCTCGCACCCACGAACGTACAGATCAGCGAATACGCCACGTTCCACCAGGGGACGACGCGGCATAACGCAGAGATTACGTGGGAGGCTCCCGAGAACGCTGTCTCTTACGATATCCAAT